CTACCTATGCTGAAAGACCTGCGGCTCTCCTGCCAAAGACTGAAGTTCAGCGCATCAAAGAACTCAAAGACCTTCTGATAAACAGTGCAGGTTCCAATGTCGTTCACAAAGCAATTGAGATTGCCATGAATGATGAACACCCAGCACAGGCGGCTATGCTCAAACTCTGTATGGATAGGATGCTTCCTGTCAGTCTGTTTGAGAAAGAAGGCAAGCAAAGGAATGCCGTTACCATCAACATCACAGGCATTGGTGGCGTAGAGATTGAACCATTGCAAGATGTGACTGATGTAGAAACAAAAAATGTCTGACCTCAACTTCTCACTCCTTCCTTGGCAACAAATTGTTTTTAGTGACAAAACAAGGTTTAAGGTTGTGGCTGCTGGTCGGCGTTGTGGCAAGTCTAGGTTAGCGGCTACTACGCTAATTATTGAAGCATTGCGTTGCCCAGCAGGAAGTGCAGTTCTCTATGTGGCTCCCACCAATGGACAGGCAAGGCAGATTATTTGGGATGTGCTGTTAGAGATTGGACGGGATGTTATCCAAAACAGTCACATCAACAATATGGACATCACCATGATAAATGGTGCAAAGATTTATGTTCGTGGTGCTGATAGGCCAGATACCCTGCGGGGTGTATCCCTGACCTATGCGGTGCTAGACGAGGTTGCGGACATTAAGCCTGAAGCCTGGGAGCAAGTTATCAGGGCATCTCTGTCAGACAAAAAGGGCAGAGCCATATTTATCGGCACACCCAAGGGTCGCAACTGGTTCTATGATCTGTTCAAGATGGGCCAAGAGGGGTCTGACCCTGATTGGAAGTCATGGCACTTCACAACCCAAGACAACCCATTGATAGACCCAACTGAGATTGAGTCTGCCAAGAAGACGCTAAGTTCCTTTGCTTTCAAGCAAGAGTACCTAGCATCCTTTGACAACGCAGGTAGTGATGTTTTTAAAGAAGATTGGATCAAATATGGTGTGGAACCTGAGTATGGTAGTTACTTCATTGCAATCGACTTGGCGGGATTTGAAGAAGTGGCTAAACAAGCTGCTAACGCGAAAAAAAGACTAGATGAGAGTGCCATTGCAGTGGTCAAAGTCACTGATGATGGCAAGTGGTTTGTCAAAGAGATTGACCATGGGCGGTGGGACATTCGAGAAACTGCTGCCAAAATCCTGATGAAGATGCGGGATTACAGGCCAATTTCGGTAGGAATCGAGCGTGGGGCGTTAAAAAACGCTGTTTTGCCCTACCTCAGTGACTTGATGCGGAAAAATAATGTATATTCGCACATAGTTGACCTAACGCATGGCAACAGGAAAAAGACAGACAGAATCATCTGGAGTCTCCAAGGGCGGTTTGAGCATGGGCGTATTGTGCTGAACTCAGAGGAAGATTGGGATGACTTCACTGACCAACTCTTGATGTTTCCTGCCAATGGCGTACATGATGACCTTCCTGATGCTTTGAGTTATATCGATCAATTGGCTGTAACATCTTACTTTGAGGCCGAAGAAGATGAAGAGTGGGAGCCTGTGGACATAATAAGCGGTGTGTGATATGACCTTTTTGTTTGACAAAAGATTGCAATTAGAATTGTTTGATAATTCAAGCAAAACTTGCTATTCTTGCAAACAAACAAAAGCCAAGGTAAATTTTGACAAACACAAAATGATGCGTGATGGGCACTTGAATTTATGCAAATCTTGTTCTTATGAAAACAAAAAAATACTAAGACTAGAAAATCCAGATTCAAGAAAAGCAGAGAATATACGTTTAAGAGAGCGTATGGGTTTTATGTCAAGGCAAGAATATTTTGCAAAACGTCTTTTGACCGCTAAAGGCAGAAAAGCATCAAACAATCAGTATGCTCACAAAAGAAGGCTAAAACTTAAAACCTTTGAGTTTACAGAGCTAGACCAATTTGTTTTTGATGAAGCAACTAGACTAAAGGAACTTAGAAAAGAAACAACAGGAATTGATTGGCATATTGATCACATTGTTCCGCTAAACCATAAAAATGCCTGTGGGTTGCATAATGCCTATAACTTTCAAGTTGTTCCAGCAAAATGGAATTTAACAAAAAGACATACCAATATGAATAAATATTTTGGTGGAGAGATTTAAATGGCAACAGATAAAGAAATCAAGCTAGAGCAAGGTGAGTTTTATGAGCCTACTGAGGCTGATAAAGACCTGACTGATTTTGTTACTGACCATTGCAACCGCTGGCGTGACTACAGAGATACCAACTTCCTTCCAGATTGGCTTGAATACGAGCGAATCTTTCGTGGACAGTGGGCATCTGAAGACAAGACCCGTGAGTCTGAGCGTTCCCGCATCGTAACCCCTGCCACCCAACAAGCTGTAGAGACTCGCCATGCTGAGATCATGGAAGCTATCTTTGGTCAAGGCGAGTTCTTTGACATTCAAGATGACATTCGGGATGTGAACAACAACCCCATCGATGTGGGCATCCTAAAAGCCCAGTTAATGGAGGATTTCAAGCGGGACAAGATTCGTAAATCCATTGATGCCATTGAGTTGATGGCAGAAATCTACGGCACAGGCATTGGCGAGATTGTCGTTAAGACTGAAAAGCAGTTTGTGCCCTCTACTCAGGCAATCCCTGGGCAAATGGGCCAAGCTGCTATTGGCGTAGTGGAAAAAGACAGGATTTCTGTCAAGATTTCACCTGTAAATCCCAAGAACTTCCTTTTTGACCCGAATGGAACCTCAGTCGATGACTGTATGGGGGTGGCGATAGAGAAATACATTTCTATCCACAAGATTGTTGAAGGCATTGAGCGTGGAATCTACCGCAAAGTAGACATTACGCCCACTTATGAAGATACTGACCTAGAACCCACCCAAGAAGTGAGCCAGTATCAGGATGAAAAAGTACTTTTGCTCACCTACTATGGTCTGGTTCCCCGTGAGTACCTAGAGAACCTTGAGGAAAACAGGAATATTGTTGATTTGTTTCCTGAGAGTTCCGCTGCTGAAGAATATTCAGACATGGTTGAGGCCATCGTTGTGATTGCCAATGATGGGCAGTTGCTCAAAGCAGAGGCAAATCCTTACATGATGAAGGATCGCCCTGTTCTGACCTACCAAGATGACACTGTTCCCAATCGTCTGCTTGGGCGTGGCACAGTGGAAAAAGCCTTCAATATGCAAAAGGCTATTGATGCTCAGATTCGTTCTCACTTGGATTCATTGGCGCTGACCACCAGCCCCATGATTGCAATGGATGCAACCCGTCTGCCCCGTGGGGCTAAGTTTGAAGTCAAGCCTGGAAAAGCCATTCTTACCAATGGCGCACCTTCAGAGATTCTGTATCCCTTCAAGTTTGGGCAGACTGATGGCAACAACTTAACCACTGCCAAGGATTTTGAGCGTATGCTCCTGCAATCCACGGGAACCTTGGATTCTCAAGGCATGGTCAGTGCTGGTGCTAGAGACATGGGCCAAGGTGGTATGTCTATGGCAGTCGCTACCATCATCAAGAAGTACAAGCGTACTTTGGTGAACTTCCAAGAAGACTTCCTAATCCCCTTCATTCAGAAGGCGGCTTTCAGGTATATGCAGTTTGACCCAGAGCGTTACCCTTCAGTGGACATGACCTTCATTCCTACTGCCACCTTGGGCATCATTGCCCGTGAGCATGAGCAACAGATGTTCATTGGCTTGCTCCAGACTCTTGGCCCTAACACTCCTGTGTTGCCATTGATTCTCAAAGGTGTTTTGGCTAATTCTTCTTTGACCAACCGCTATGAGTTGATGGAGCAGTTGGACAAGATGAGCCAGCCTAATCCGCAAGCAGATGAGATGGCCCAGGTACAACAGCAGTTGGCACTTCAAGCGGCACAGGCTCAAATTGCAGTTCAAACTACTCAAGCCGAACAAAATCGTGCAGAAGCACAGAAGTTGCAGGTTGAGACTCAGTTGATGCCTCAAGAAGTGCAAGCCAAGATGAGTGCATCTTTGACCAAGAATCTACCCAATGAGGATGAAGCCAATCAAAGGGAGTTTGATAAGCGGGTCAAGATTGCTGACTTGATGCTCAAAGAAGCTGACATCAAGAACAAGTCCAAAATTGTTGAGTTGCAAATGGCTGACAAGGTAAATGCTCAGTCACAAGTTAAGCAAGACTTCCTTACCAAACTTACAGATGGTCTAAAGAATGGCTAATATCAAGGAACTTATCCAGAGTATTGAGTCAACAGACTCATCTTTTGATGAGAAGCTAGATGCCATCAATAAGATGGAAGAAACCTTGGTGGCTATGCGCCAGCAAGAAGAAACGGCTATTCAAGACAATGTAGACCTGATTGTTGAGGCCATCAAAGTGATGGAGAACAAGGTCACTGCACAACTAGAGGTTGCCAAGTCTATTGTTCCTGAGAAGGGTGACAAGGGAGATAAAGGCGACAAGGGTGCTGATGGTCGCCAAGGTGTAGATGGCAAGAATGGGTTAGATGGTAGGGATGGAAAAGACGGAGCAGATGGTAAAGATGGTGTATCTGTAAGGGATGCCAAGATTGACTTTGATGGGTCTTTGGTTATTACCTTGTCAACAGGTAAAGAGTTGAATGTTGGTGAAGTAGTTGCACCTGAGTTACAAGAGAGAATAAAACTTGTTACTTCTGGGGGTGCTGGAATTAGCGAGGCAGGAGTTGCGACTTTAACCAATAAACGCATTCAACCAAGATTTGTTACGGCAGCAACTGCTACCACTTTAACTCCTGATGTGTCTGTTGGAGACATTTACGCATATACAGCCCTGGCATCAGCACTAACAATCAATGCGCCTATTGGCACTCCCACAAATGGAGAGAAGCTGATATTTAGGCTTTTGGACAATGGAACTGGTAGGGCATTGACCTGGAATGCAACCTACACAGTCATTGGCGTAACTTTGCCAACAACGACAACAGCAAGCAAAACAACGTATGTGGGTTGTATATACAACGCTAACAATACACGTTGGGATGTGATTGCAGTAACCACACAGGCATGACCATGAAGATTGACTTTTCTTTTTCTAGCCAATATGGCACATTCTCTGATGCCTTGCATTTGCCTGACGATCACGGGCTAACACAAGCTGAAATCGATGCCATGCAACAGCAAAGGTTTGATAACTGGGTTGCCATAATTACTGCGCCACCGCCAAACTTTGTGTTGGATGCCGATGGAAATATCGTGCTAGATGCTGATGGCAACCCCGTGATTGCGGAATAAACCATGGCGGACAGATATTGGATTCTGGGCACAGGCACTTGGGATAGCACAACCACAACTAACTGGTCTGCGTCATCAGGCGGGGCTGGTGGTGCATCTGTCCCAACAGCGGCAGATAATGTATTTTTTGATGCAAACTCAAACGTAGGAGCGGGTGCATTTACAGTCACTATGGCTAACACGCCAAGGGTCTGTAATGATTTTACAGCGTCAGGGCTTGATGGAGTAATGACACTTGCTGGTACGGCTATTGGATTGACAGTATCAGGCAGTCTCACATTTCAAGCCACAAACTTTACCCGTTCTTATTCAGGCGTAACGACATTTAACGCTACAACAACAGGAAAAACCATAACCACTAATGGCGTTTCGTTTGGCAACGATGTAACTTTTAATGGCGTTGGTGGTGGCTGGACACTTGGTAGTGCGTTTAATTGCGGTACTAACAACTTAACAATTACAAATGGAACATTTGATACTTCATCGATAGGTAATTATTCTGTAACTGCTAATGGTTTTTCTTCCAGCAATTCAAACATTAGAACTATAAATTTAAATGCTTCTACTATTACTCTAAGTTCAAATATTGCTGTTACTTTTGCTACATCTACAAATCTTACATTTAACGCTGGCACATCACTGATAACATGCGGGAATGGAAGCGCCAGCATAATCGGCGGTGGACAAACTTTTTACAACGTATCTTTTACAGCTGCTGCACTAAATGGGCCGGTAATATCAGGGACAAATACATTTAATAACTTATTTATAGCAGGTAGGACTACTGTTGGTCTTAGCTCATTTGGATTTCGCATTAGCGCAAACCAGACAATCAACGGAACATTTACAATAAGCGCTGGTACTGCATCGGCATATCGCACACAGCTTGTCTCTAGCTCTGCTGGCACTACACGCACATTAACTTGTGCGGCAGTATCTTTTACTGATACCGATTTTAAAGATATAACTATTGCAGGTGCGGCGGCTCCAGCATCAGGAACAAGGCTCGGGGATGCTAAAAACAATAGTGGTATTACGTTTGATGCGGCTAAAACAGTTTATTATCGTCGGACTGGTTCTGCTGATTGGGGTGCAACAGGCGCGGGTTCATGGTCTGCTACATCAGGCGGTGCGTTAGATGATACTCAGTTCCCATTAGCACAAGATACAGCGGTATTTCCTGCGGCTACATATCCTGCTTCTGGCTCTACAACAACTATTAACGCTAATTACAACATTGGCACAATAGATATGTCACTACGAACGTCAAACACTATGACGTTGGAAACAGGTTCAACTACACCATCTATTTATGGTAATTGGATTAATGGCACAGGTATTACATTATCGGGGGTTACAGGCTTACTCACATTTGCAGGGCGCACAACACAAACAATCACAAGCGCTGGTAAAGCATTTACTCAACCTATAACTATTAACAGTCCAAGTGGTTCAGTTACTTTGCAAGATGCTTTTACAACAGGTACAACAAGAACAACAACACTAACAAGCGGCACGTTAGACATTCAGTCGTACACATTAAGCACAGGTTTATTTAGTTCTACCAACTCAAACACCAGAACCATTGCTTTTGGCACAGGAAATATTACTTGTACTGGTACAGGTACTGTGTGGACTACGGCAACAGTTACAGGATTGACTACAACAGGTACGCAAGTAGTTAACGTCACAAGTACAGGCTCTACTGCTATTACTGTATCCACAGGCCAATTATCAGAAACTAACTCTATAAGTTTTAACTTTACTGGTGGGAGTTATGCGCTGACGTTTTTATCCTCAAGCAGTCATTCAGCACGTAATGTAGATTTTACTGGTTATGCAGGAACATTAGGTGCAACAGGCGTTAATGCCACAATATATGGAAATTTAAAATTTTCTACAGGCATGACGCTTACCGCAGGCGCAAATTCTTGGTCATTTAGCGCAACAAGCGGTATTCAACAGATTACTACAAATGCAAAAACATTAGATTTTGCGCTTAACTTTAGCGGAGTTGGTGGAACATTCCAACTTCAAGATGCGTTGACAATGGGTTCTACAAGAATTGCTCAGTTAACTAACGGCACACTTGATTTAAATGGTAAAACATTAACTGTTGGTTCTACGTTTCAAACTGCCACAGGCACAAAGAATCTTACTTTTAATGGCGGAACATTAGTCTGTCCTGCGGCATCTACAACTGCATTTAACAACAACGCACCCACAGGGTTCACAACAACCGCAGGAACAGGCACAGGCACAATCTCAATGACTGCCGCAACTGCCAAGACGTTTGTTGGTGGTGGGTCTACGTTTAACTGCACATTAAACCAAGGCGGCCTTGGTGCTTTGACTATCACAGGCTCAAACACATTTAGCAACATCACAAATACAGTTCAACCAGCGTCAATCCTATTTACCGCTGGAACAACTAGCACATTCAGCAGTTTCAGTCTGTCAGGAACTGCTGGAAACCTGATAACCATTGGCTCAGTCACTGCCGCAAGCCACACGTTATCTAAGGCAAGCGGTACTGTTTCTGTTTCTTTTTGCTCAATTAGCAGGTCAAGTGGTACTGGCGGAGCAACGTGGGAAGCACTTACAACCAATGGAAACGTAGATGGTGGAAACAATACAGGTTGGAGTTTTTCTGCTGTTGCTCCATCAACAGGCAACTTTTTAATGTTCTTTTAAGGAAACTTGTGACTCCTGACCTACAAAAGTATTACGAAGATCGCTTCTCAATGATGGGAAGTGATGGATGGAAAGACTTGGTAGAAGATATTGACACCATGATCTCATCGTTGAATAATATATCTGTTATCCTTGACGAACAAAGCCTACAATTCAAAAAAGGCGAACTTTCTATACTAACTTGGCTGAAAACCTTGAAAGAGGTCAGCGAGAGAGCATACGAGGAATTGAATGAAAAGAATGTTTGATTTTGCCTGTGCAAACGGGCATAAAACCGAAAGACTGACTGATTATGAGTCGATCAGTTTTAGGTGCGAGTGCGGTGAAACAGCCAACCGCATTCTTTCTGCTCCTAACTTCAAGTTAGAAGGGTGGTCTGGTTCTTTTCCATCAGAACATGGAAGGTTCGAGAAAAAACACCTGGATCAGTTGAAGTGGGAGCAAAAGCACAACTCACAAGCATAAACGCCGAGTTGATTCTCCTACAACCGAAAACGGCAGGAAAAGGGAAAATATGTTGATTGATAATGAACCTGAGATGAAAAGTGAGTTAGAAGCTGAAGAATCCAAGCTATCTGACACCATTGCGCCAGCAAGCCCTGGACTCCCTGATAAATACAGGGATAAAAGTCTGGAGGACATTGTTCGGATGCACCAAGAAGCTGAGAAGCTAATTGGCAAGCAAGCGCAAGAGGTTGGAGAAGTAAGGAAGCTCGCTGATGAACTCATTAAGCAGAACCTCAGTTCTAAACAACAACCTATTAAAGAAGATGAGCCTGAAGTAGATTTCTTTGAGAATCCACAGAAGGCAGTTCAGAAGACTATTGATAATCATCCTGATGTTCTCGCCGCCCGTCAAGCGGGTGTGGATTTCAAAAGGATGCAGATTCAGCAAAAGC